GAAATGCAGCGTCTCACTCAACAAAACATTGAGCAAGAGGCGAAGCGTTTACCGGAGTTGGTCCCAGCCTGGAAAGACCCAGCCAAGTTTGAAACGTCGAAAAAGGACATGCGGGCATTCCTGCAAGCCTACGGCGTTGACGAGGCGAACGTGGGTCGCTATCTGGACAATGCCGTAGCAATGATGGTGCTGCACAAGGCTGCGTTGTACGACAAACTGGAGAAGGGTAAAGCCGAAAAAGTCAACCAAGTGCGCAAGGCTCCTCCCGTGGTCAAGCCGGGAGCGCAACTGACCGCCCCACAGTACAGCCATAAGCAGACTGTGCAAGCGGTCAGGAAGATGGGCCAACAAGGACGCACGAAGGCGCAGGAGCAACTGGTAGAGAAGATGCTCAGCGCTACATTCAAACTGTAGCCCGCGCAGGGCTGCACTAACGGCGTGATGCCGTAAGGAAAAACCATGACTCAATTTGCCGGTACTACCGACACATTTGACTCTGCTGTACTCAAGGAGTCGCTTGATTCGGTCATTTGGGACTTGTTCCCGATGGATACCTTCTTCCAGAACAACATTGACAAGGAAGAAGTCACCAACACGCAGCACCAGTGGGTGTTCGATACGCTCGCTGCGCCTGCGAACAACAAGCAGATCCAGGGCGATGACGTGGCTACGTACTCCACGCTCGCTACCGCAGTCCGGGTGAGCAATTACACGCAGATCGCGCGTAAGACCATCCTGCTGTCGGACACGTATTCCGAAGGCGTCAACGTTGTCGGCAAGAACCCGATGGGTCGTGCCGTGATGAAGGCGATGAAAGAGTACAAGCGCGACGTGGAGTTCGACCTGTTGGGTCGGCAAGGCTCCTCGGCTGGTGCCACGAACACCGCTGCTGCTTCGGGTGGTGCTTGCGCGTGGATCTGGGGTATCTCGGCTGCGGTCCCGGGCAACACGGTGTATCCGTCCACTGGCGGCACGGGTGGCAACACCACGGGCACCACGGACAGCTACGCGGCTGCGGCTGTGATCGGTCAAACGGACGGCACCACGTCCACGTCTACGGTCGTCCTGGCGGATATCACCGCTGCGGCCGAACTGGCGTGGGCTGACGGTGGCGAGCCGGATACGATCCTGGCTAGCTCCTCGCAGAAGAAGTACATCGATGCTCTGGCTTCGCTGGCGACGCGTACGGTCGAGGTTGACCCGTCCGCCAAGCTGTCAATTCAGGGGTCGGCCAACGTGATTGTGACGAGCTTTGGAACGTTCAAAGTGGTCATGTCGCGTTACCTCAACCGCACGACCACGCTGGTTCTCAGTATGGACAAGTGGGCGATGGGCCAACTCCGGGCACCGAAGGTCAAGGATATGGCAAAGACTGGCGACGCGACGAAGAAGATCATCGTCGGCGAATACACGCTGATCGCGCGCAATCCGAACGCCTCCGCGAAGATCCAAGGCTTCAAGGAGTAGTAACCACGCGGGGAGGGGTCACGAGCCTCTCCCCGTTTTTCTGGAGAACTGAAATGCCACTCAATGCGAGATTGCAGAAGGTCGCAACCGCAACAACGGCCGCGTCTGGGGCCACGAACAAGGTAACGGCGATGACCACCGGGCTGATTGATGCGCTGCGCCTGGAGGTGGGTAAAACCGGGTCGCTGACACCCAACATGCAGAACAAGTTTGCTGAAATGCGGGCCAACGCAGCGGCCAACATCGCGTCTATCCAGACTTCGCTGGGGCTGTAGTGCGCGAATTCTTTGACTACGACCCCGTTACTGGGGTCACCGAGTATTACGAGGAAGCTGACGGGAAAATCAGCATCCACACTGAGCAAGACGTGCAGCCGATGCTGGACTATGCGAAGGCATTGGCTAACGAAGGTATCCCTGACGCCGGTTGGAAGAAAAACGGTGTCTCTGTCTACGCGATCCTGCCGGTAACAGTGCTTGGGCAGATGGCGAAGAAGGGCATCCGATTCCTTGACCAGAACCACGTCAAGGCTGTGGTTGACGAAATAAATCAGAATTACCCACACCTCAAGACCACCTATAAGCACCATGCAATCAAGTAACGAGGTGGTGCGGCAGGCGGGTGAGTTTGCGGATGGGGATGACCCGGACAAAGCGGTAGACCTGTGCAATCAGGTGCTGCTGAACGAGCCTGACCATCCGGGGGCGTTGTTCGTGCTTGGGTGTGTATTGCTCAAGTCACAGCGGCACGTCCCTGCCATGCAGATGGCTAAGCGTATCTGCGAGTTGTGCCCCAAGGATCCACGCGGCTGGCAGTTGCTGGCCCTGGTCTATGGCGAGCTGCACAAGTACGACGATTCCATCCGCTGTGCCGAGAAGGCGCTGACCTGCAAGCGCACGGACAAGGTGCTGGCCGATGCGGCTTATGCCCATGTGAACGCGGGCAACTGGGATCTTGCAGATAAGTACGCCAAAGAGGCGATATCTGCGGCGACGTTCAGCCCTACACCGCTAGCTAGAGTAGCTATCCAGGATGCGACCCTGAGTCAGGGCTACGCACGGCTGGCCCAGGGTGATTGGGTCAATGGCTGGGCTGGCTACCGTGTGACGCTGCGCACCAAGTGGCGCAAGGAATACAACTACGGGGACAGCAAGGAATGGATGGGCGAGCCTGACGCCGTGGTGATGGTGACGGGTGAGCAGGGGCTGGGCGACGAGATCATGGCGGCGAGCGTTATACCTGACGCAGCCAAGGCGTGCAAGACGTTCATCATTGACTGTGACCACCGGCTAGCACCGCTATTCGCCCGCTCGTTCCCTAACGTCATTGTGTCGCCCACTAGGCGGGTGCAAGAGGTCAGGCTACCGGTGATGCCGACGCACCATAAGAGCCTGTTTGGGCTGTCGGAGCTATTCCGCAAGACGGATGCCGATTTCCACCGCAAGCCATTCCTGGTGCCGAATCAGGAATACATCGATATGTTTCGCGCCCTGTTTAACGGGCAGCGGGTCATCGGCATTGCGTGGAGTGGTGGACTACCACGGACCGGACAGGAGCAGCGCAAGGCTGGTGTAGCTGCGTTCCTGCCGCTTATCCGTCGCGGTGAGGCTGAGTTTGTCAGCCTTGAGTACAAGGACGATGCCGCAGAAGTCCGCGAGTTTGAGAAGGCGCACGGCGTCAAGGTGCGCAGACTGCCGTGGGTTACGCAGGGGCAGGATATGGACCTGCTGGCGGGCCTTATCGCGTCTATGTCGGAAGTGGTGAGCGTGGGCACAGCAGTAGCGCACATCGCGTCTGCTCTAGGTGTGCCAACCACCATCTTGGTTAACCCCGGATTAGGTTGGGCGTTCGCTAGGCCGGAAATGATGTGGTATCCGCCGAGTACGCAGATGTTCCGCAAGCAACGTGGTGAGTCGTGGCGCGAGTGCGTCACCCGCTTTACTGAGTCGCGCAAGGAAAAGCTAGCGGCATGATTGGCTATTGCGTTACCCCAATGCCGGAGCTAGCCAGCTATCGGCTGCGGGTGCAAATCCCAGCGCAACACTTGGGGATGCCTCACCAGATCGGGTGTACTGGCAGGCCCACCTTCTTCTACAAGAACGGCAACGCGCGACTGGCTGAGAGTCTGACGGGCGGCGTGGTCTATGACGTGGTGAATGACCACTTCAGGGGCAAGAACGCCGCCGACTATCACGCGATGTGCAGTATTGCAGACCGCATCACAGTATCAAGTGAGGTCATGGCGGAAACAGTCATGGCCTACACTGGGCGGGAGTCGGTGGTGATCGATGACCCGTATGAGAGCGAAGAGAAGCCAGCGGAGTGCTACGGTGACGGCGTATTGTGGTTCGGCCATTCGGCAAATATTCAGAGCCTTGTTCCGCATCTTGAGACGCCAAGGCTCCTAATCTGTTCCAACCTCTCCAAGGCGTCCGTGCAGTGGTCGCTGGAGAACGAGCAGAAGTGCTTGCAGGGTTGCGCGGTGGCATTGCTCACCGGCAACAATCATGGGGCATCTACTAACCGCGTCGTCAAGGCCATTCGGGCTGGGCGCTTCGTGGTGATGCCTGCGGATAGCCCTCACTCCTGGGGCGAGTTCGCTCCCTACGTGTGGATTGGCGACGTGCGACAAGGCGTGCGCTGGGCGCTTAACAACCGAGAGGAAGCGTGCAAGAAGATCACGGCAGCACAGTTGTACACGCGGGAGAAATACGCCCCGAGCTTGATAGCCGCCCAGTGGACGGAGGTATTCGCCTCGATCTAGGGTCCGGCAACAAGAAGATGGCGGGCTGGACGAGTGTAGACATCCGCAATGAGGGCGGGGTGCAGCCTGACGTAGTGGCTGACATCTCCCAGCGGCTGCCGTTTGATGATGACTACGCGGACGAGATCCGGGCTATTCACGTCATTGAGCATTTCCAGGTGTGGGATGCGCCCAACATCGTGCGTGAGTGGGTGCGGGTGCTGAAGCCTGGAGGCACGCTGGCTCTGGAGTGCCCGGACTTTGACAAGGTGCTGGCGCTGGCCCAGGTGCCGAACGTGCCGCCCAATTTCACATTCTGGGCGATCTACGGCGACCCACGGCACCGCGAACCAAAGATGATGCACCACTGGTGCTACAGCCGTAAGCAGTTGGCGAGCGTCATGGAGGCGGCAGGGATTATCAACGTGGGCATTGAGCCTGCACGCTTCCACCATCCGATTAGAGACATGCGGCTCAGTGGGCAGAAGCCTGAGCGCATGGTGATCGCATGAAGGTATTTATTGGCGTTGATCCTCGGCAACCGCTCGGCTACAACGTACTGCAATACAGCATTCACGCGAACAGCAAGCAGCCGGTAGAGGTTATCCCGCTGATGCTGAGTAAATTGCCAATCAAGCGGCGCGGGCTGACAGAGTTCACCTATTCGCGCTTTCTGGTGCCATACCTATGTGGATACGAAGGGTGCGCGGTCTTTATGGACGCGGACATAGTAGTGACTGGCGATATCGCAGACCTTTTCGCGCAGGCAGATGGGGTGTCAGCGGTCCAAGTAATGCAGGATCAGCCAAAGTTCGAGTGGGCCAGCGTGATGCTGTTCAACAATGTCATGTGCACCAAGCTAACGCCGGAGTGGATTGACGACGAAGCTAACAAGCCGATGGCGCTCGGATTCGGGGCTATCGGGTCGTTTACCCCGGAGTGGAATCATTGCGTGGGCTACCAGGAGCCGAAGGACGCCAAGCTCTACCACTACACGCAGGGCTTGCCGTGCTTTCACGAGACACGCGGGCTGCCGGAAGATAAGTATTGGCTGGACGCACATCGGTCCATGAACCATACCGTTAGCTGGAAAGAGTTAATGGGCACATCGGTACACGCCAAGCCGGTGCTGATGCGGATGATTCAGAGGTATGGAATCCAAGCGTAGCGGGTGGCTCTCCTGGCACTTCCTGAGGTGGAAGGGTGCTGACGTGCCCGACTACTACATAGACGAAACCGGCCCTGAGCCGGTTTTTTATTGCGACCATGATTGTGGGTCGCTAGCAGAACATGAGGCACTGACCCAATGGCGCTATCGACCTACGGCGAGCTAAAGACCAGCGTAGCCGCCTGGATGGCCCGCGCCGATCTGACGACCACAATCCCCGATTTCGTGGCACTCGCCCATAGCGCCATCATGCGCGATCTGCGCGGCCATCTGAAGCTGACCCGGAGGCTGCCGTTCGCCATCACTGGCGAGTATGTGCCGGTCCCGGGTGACTTTATGGAACTGGTATCGCTCACGCTGGACACTAACCCCAAGGTAGCGCTGTCGCTCATGCCTAACGACATGGGCACGCTGGCTTATGCGGGACAGACTGGGCCAACGCGTTTCTATTCGCTCGTGGCGGGTGACACGTTCCGCTTTCACCCGGTGCCCAGCGGCTCGGAGACAGCCACAATCGAATATTACGCGCGGCTGCCGTTCTTCCCCAATGACGGGGCTAGCAACTGGATCCTGAACGAATACCCCAACCTGTACCTGACCGGGGCTATCGCGCAGGGCTACAAGTATCTGCAAAACCCGCAGGCTGCTGCCCAGTTCCAGAACGATTACGACATTGAACTGAGCCTGCTCAAGAAGGCGGGCAACCGTACGCGCTGGGGCGGTAACGGAATGCAGATCCGGCCCGCATGAGCAATGTGCCGGTATTCTTCGCGCCCGATCTAGTCACGTCGTGGAACGAAAATCCGGGTTGCCTTACGACCATGAACGGCTTTGCTCCGTTGCAGAACGGGGCATATGGAACGGTCGGGACATCTAACTTCTTCGGCTCGGCGACACTAACCGGGGCTGACCACCGCGCGGCGTACATATTCTCCCTACCCAACGGGAGCGCGGTGTTTGTCACCGGGCGCGACGGCAATCTAGACACGTACACAAACGCAGGTGTTAAAACCAACATTGGCACCGGCTACAACGGGCTAACGTGGTCAATGGCGTCATGGGGTACGCAGATCATCGCTACTAACCTCGTGGACGCGGTACAGGTAAGCGCGGCAGGCGCTGCGTTCTCTGCCCTTGGCGGCAGCCCGCCCAAAGCGTCGTATGTCGCTGCCAATCAGAATTTCGTGATGCTGGCGGGTATCGACACTAACCGCGACCAAGTGTCATGGTCGGCGCTCCAGAATCCCACGAGTTGGACGCCCAGCATTGCTACGCAAGCGGGCAACTACCGGCTGCTGGATACGCCTGGGATTATCTCCGGCATTACGGCGTTCCGCGATTCGTTCGTGGTGTTCAAGCACAACAGTATTTACATGGGGCGCTACATTGGCGTTCCGTACATCTTTGAGTTCAAGCCCGTGTCTACCCGGGTGGGCATGATTGGGGACTCGGCAGTCGAGTGTGACGGGAAACTGTACTTCTTCCACCACTCAGGCTTCTACGAGTTTGACGGGCAGTCGCTGCGCAACATCGGCACCCCGGTAATCCAGTCATTCCTGGCAGAGCATGGGGTTATCCCCGCCACTTCTAATGGGGTGCCAGCCACTCCGTCATCGCTTTACTACTACCAAAGCACGGGCGCGGTGCAGGCGTGTGCTGACGATATTGAGGGCGTGGTCTGGTGGCGCGGTAGCTTCCTTACCAAGTCCGACAATACGTCCTACTCGTTTTGGTACGGCTACAACACGCGTACGGGCAAGTGGGGCCGCCATGCGCTATTCACTGGCGTAGTCAGCCCAGCCACAAGCGGATTAACGCTATTCGCCCCGTCATCGGTGTCGGTCAAGGCGTCTGCGTCGGATGTAATCAACTGGCTCAACACAGGCGGCACCACTTGCCGATTCTTGTCCATCTGGAACGGGGCTAGCACGACGCTGCGGGCTGTTGGCTACCCGTCAGTCTCCACGGACAGCATGGCACCGACAGTGATTACTGGCGCGGTAGGGCAAATCCCCGGCTCGCAGTACGTCTCTCGTATCCGTATGCGCCACCTAAAGGGCACCACAGCCCTGGGCGCGAACGATGTAACAGCGGCCTACTTTGGATACAAAGAGGAGACGCAGACGACCTCAACCGGGACTGGTGTCATGTCGTGGAATAGCACCACGCACGCGCTTGACCTAAGCACCAACGCGGAGTTTCTGGTGCCTGCGGTCACGTACGGCGTGGGCGAGCAGGTGATTCTGGGCGGCATTGACATGGACATGCGCAAGGGGGCGGGTGATGGACGTTCCTAATGGCCGCGCGATTACCCAGCAGGTCGTTGTCTGGCTGCCCGTGTTCGGCGGTCGTGGGCAGCTTGGCTCATCCAGCGCCACGCTCTACACCGCACCGACCAGCACCACGCCTACGGGCACGCTTCCTACATTGCTCACGTCCGTAGTCCTGTGCAATACGGACACGGTAGACCATGACGTGACGCTGTATCTGGTGGAGTCTGGTGGATCAGCGGCGGCGAATCGGATGCTCCTGAGCGCGGCCACGATTCCTACCGGCAAGACATGGGTGCTGGACTTCGGCGACGAGGGCGGCATTGCACTGGAAGGGGCGGAAACGCTGGCTGGGTTTGCCGATCTGGCTAGCAAGGTCACGTACCGCGTTAGCGTCAAGCAAATGTCGTTGCTGGCGTGAAAGTCAGTAGCTGGCCCCCAGATGACGACAGAGACTATGGCAGCAGCATTATTCCGCCTGAACCCGACCAAGGGGGTGGGACTGGTGGTGCAGCGATCTATTTCGACCCGGATCCGCCGCTAGTCCCGACCGACTGGCTCGCGTGGTGGAACACGGAAGAAGGCGCGCTCAAGATTTGGTACACGGTCGCTGAGGGCGACCCGGACACAGACCAGTGGGTGGACGCAATGCCCGCGCGGACTGGTCCTGCGGGCTCCACAGGCACCGCTGGTGCCACTGGGCCTACGGGGCCGACGGGGGCAACGGGGCCGACTGGGGCAACTGGCCCAGGCAGTATTTATCCGACATTTACGGTGCCGCTGTCGTCTGCGTTTTCGACGTTCGGCACGGGCATCACGCTAACCAACAAGACTGACCGGCTACAAGCGACGGTCACTAGCGCGTCCAGTGCGCTGCGCGGTGCTACGCAGGCGGTGATTTCCACGCCCTACACGATTGACCTGGGTTGCACGGTGATTGGCACCCCTGACGACAGCAGCAGCGGACGCTTGCAGGTTTGCGTGGTGGTGGGCGACGGCACTGCATACCGCGAATTGCGCGTAGGTGAT